GTTTCGGAATACCGAAGCGGATGATGCGGCGCTGAACAAGATCGCGACCTTCAACGCGCAGCGTATCGGCCTCGCCTTGGATTGGGCCACGGCCAACGCCTTCACGGCGGTCGATGACAACGTGGCGAGTGCCACCTCTGGCGTGGCCGGGGATGTGACGCTCTTTCATGTGTCGAGCTTCGTGGCCGCGCCGTCGGGGGCCAGTTCTCGGCTCGCGGTCGATGGGGTGCATACCTTCCCGGCGGGGGCGACGGGGACCAATACCAACTCGAACGTGGATGTCGGGGTGACGGGCTTCATCGGCGATGTGGCGGAAGTCATCATCTTCACGGGGGACGTGGGGCCGAGCGTACTCTTTGCCCTGGAACAGGCCCTCGTGGCGAAGTACGCGCTCTATACGAACAACGCCATCGCCGCCCCTTACCAGCTCCAGAAATAAATGGCCGACACGACCACGACATTCCTCGCGCTGACGAAGCCCGAAGTCGGGGCCTCGTCTGGGACGTGGGGCACGAAACTCAATACCGACTTGGACACGGTGGACGGTACCTTTGCGCGTCCGCGCCAGGCGTTCAGCTCCCCCGCCGTGGCCGGCACTACCACGCTCGACCTCAACGTCTCGCAGGTCTTTGTCTTCACCGTCTCCCAGATCACGACCATTGCGTTTTCCAACGTCCCCTCGTCGAGCTTCTTCTGCCGCTGGCTCGCCCTCATCACGAACGGGGCTGCCTTTGCCGTGACTTGGCCGGCCGCCGTGACCTGGCTCAATGGGCGTCCGGTCCTTCGCACGAGCGGCGTGGATGTGGTGGAGTTCTTCACGCGGGATGGCGGCACGACGGTCTACGGACGCTTGATGAACGGCGGCCCGATCACGCTCCGCAATATGACGGACGTGGGGACGGGCGCCGCGACCATCGAGACCACGCTGCATACGATTCCCATTCCCGCGGGGTTTTTGGGAACGACGGGGGCGCTGCGGATCACCGTGCTCTATACGGTCACGGGGACCAACAACACAAAGGGCCTCAACATCAAGTACGGCGGCACGACCTTCGGCATCTTCCAATGGCTCACCGCGCAAGTGTCCACGGGGGGCCGGATTCAATGCCTCATCGTCAATAAGAACGCCGCGAATGTCCAACTCGGGGCCGTGTGGCCGGAGTTCGCCGACGCCGGGACGACGGTCTATGCCTTCGCGCACCTGACGGGGGCGGTGGATTCCAGCGCCGCCCAGAACGTCACGATCACGGGGACGACGACGAACGCCGCCGATGAAGTGACGGTGAAGGCGACCATCGTGGAAATCCTGTTGCCCTAATGGAAACCTTCCTGCCCTTGAATCTTCCGGCGGGGCTCTATGCCAACGGCACGCTCTATCAGTCCAAGGGCCGCTGGGCGCGCGGGAATCTGATCCGTTGGCTCCCCGATGGGAGTCAGTATCCGCCGATTCTCCCGATTGGCGGGTGGGCGCTGACCTACGATTCGACCGGCGTCGAAATTGATGCCGCGGGCTTCCCGAGGGGCACGGTGCCGTGGCGCGGCAATGATGGTTCGGCCTGGCTTGGGCTGGGAACGACGGGCACGACCAGAGCCTATGCGTACTCGCCATCCACGCTGACCGATATCACGCCTGGGGGGTTAACGGCGGGGGCGGCGGATGGCTCGACCATCACGGGCTCGGGCGCCTACGGCGCGGGGCCCTATGGCGTAGGGCTCTACGGCACGGGCTCGACGGCGGCGGTCTTCGTGGATGCGGATACCTGGAGCCTCGACAACTTCGGGGAAAAGCTGCTCGGCTGTCTCACGTCCGATGGGAAAATCTGGGTCTGGGACAAGAACATCGCCAACGATTTTACCCAGCTCACCAATGCCCCGACGGGCTGCCGGGCCGTCGTCGTCACCGGAGAACGCTTCATCATGGCTTTGGGGGCGTCGGGGAATCCCCGGCAAGTGGCTTGGGCCTCCCAAGAGACGGAAACGACCTGGACCCCCGCCGTGACCAATTCCGCCGGGGATTTCGTACTGCAAACGAATGGACGCTTGATCGCGGGGAAACGCACGCCCCGCGAAACCCTGCTCTGGACCGATGCCGACGTGTGGGGCGCGGTCTATATCGGGGGGCCGTTCATCTACCGTTTCGACCAGCGGGGAGATTCGTGTGGCCTCATAGGCCCGAACGCCGCCGCGATTGCTGAAGGCGCGGCCTATTGGATGAGCGACGGCCAGTTCTTCCGCTACGACGGCGCGGTCCGACAACTGCCCTGCGAAGTCTCCGATTACGTCTTTGGAGATTTCCAGAAGACCCAGAAGGCGAAGATCACCGCCTTTGCCAATGCGGCCTTTGGCGAAGTGTGGTGGTTCTACCCGAGTGCCACGCAATCCGGGACCGAGAACGACCGCTACGTGGCCTTGAACTACCGGCAAGGGTTCTGGATGACGGGCAGCCTCCCCCGCGCCGCTGGCGTCGGGGCCGGGGTGTTCGCCCAGCCCATGCTCTGGGACGCGAGCGGGAAACTCTACGCCCACGAAGTCGGCCAAGACCGTGGCGGGGAAAACGCCTACATCGAATCCGGCCCCTTGGAGCTCGGCAATGGGGACCGCACGCTGAGTTTTCAGAAACTCCTCCCCGACGATCTCCCGATTGGGCAGGTGGAAGCGACGTTCTTCGCGAGCTTCCAGCCCCACGATCCCGAACAGTCCTACGGGCCGTATGCCTTGACCGGCTCGACGGATATCCGGGGCTCGGGACGCCAAGTGCGGGTGCGCTTCGAGCAGGGAGGCGATTTGGACGTGATCGCGGATGGGAGCTTTCTGGCGGATGGGAGTCTCTTGGCCGGGCCGTCGGGCACGGTGGACTTCCGCTTGGGCACGATGCGCCTCGGGGTAATTCCGGCGGGGTTCCGATGAAACTGCCCTCGGCTCCGGACAAATATGACCGCCGCGATCAAGATGCGCTGCGGCAAGCCTTGGAGACCTTTTTGACGACGCTGGAGCAACGACTGGCGGGCTGGGCTAGACCTACGGGGACGGCGACGCGGACGACCTTCGACACCGCGACGGTCACGCTCCCCTTATTGGCGGAGCGCGTGAAGGCGTTGGTGGACGACCTCTTGGGAGCGAATAGCTAATGGCCGCGTTGCCCTGGATTACCTATCTCCAGCGGATGGTGGGGCGCGGGCATCCCACCTTAGCGGATACGCTCAATACGCCACTGCGGACAATGCTGTCCCAGAGTGGCTACGACCCCGACGCAGCCTTGTTCCCTGGATTACCGGGGCCAGTATTTAACGTTGCGGCCTTTGGTCTTGTCGGGGATGGCGTAACGAATGATACCATTGCCCTCCGGGTGGCGGAGGCGGCACTGGAAGCGGCGGGCGGCGGGACGCTCTGGTTTGGCACGAAGACCTATCTTCTTTCGACGGTGGGCATCTATTCCGTCCGTATCCCAGTCGCGGACGCCAATTTTCAGCCTGAAGATCAGAGTCACCAGTACCATGTGCTCCTACAGAACGTGAGCAACATATGCTGGGCAGGCTATGGGGCCAAGCTAAAGTCCACGATCACCGACTCGGGCGAGATGTTCATTCTCGACGGGGTGCGGAACTTTACCTGTAACGGGATTGAAATTGAGAGTCTCACCGCAAAGGATGGCTCTGGGGTCGTGACCGTGGCTGGCATGAATGGATTTGGCGTGACTTCGCAAACCCGAGACTCCTACAACTTGCGGTTCGAGAACCTCACCGCGACCAATGTCTATGTGCCCGTGTATTGTTTCGGGGACCCGGCGAGCGCGTTCCGGGTGCGCGGGGTGCAGATTCACAATCTCCGCCATAACCAAGGCATCTATAGCCTCGCCTGCCACGATAATGGGGATAATGTCACGGTGCGCGGGTTACAGTCCATCAACTGCGATCGCGATTTCTTCATCTATGGTGTCGATGGGCATGATGGGGAAGTCTACAGCGAGGGCGGCTTTGGTGGCTTTGGGGCCATCATCAAGGCATACGATCGCGATTGCACGAACATCAAGTACAAGCTGCGCACGAAGAAGAACATCAGTGCGGCGAATGTCGATCTCGCCTCGCAGCACGCCCCCGCCGTGCAGGCGACGCCCAAGCGCCTCATCAACGTTGAGGTCGAAGTCAACAACCAAGGGACGGTGGGGCTCGGCCCAGCGGTAAGTTTTAGCTACTATCGGGACAATACGCTGACGGCGACCTCGGCCAACAATCTGTTCACTGGCATCACCCTAGCGGGGATTCATGAGCAGGCCCCCCTCCTGAACGTCACCCAGAACGATGTGGCGGCGGCGCGTGGTACCCTGAATACCGACCGACTCGTGCTGCTGAATGGGGCACTTTATGCGAAGTACAATCGCACCGGCTTTCTGGACTACAAGCAAACCTACAATACGTTCACGCCTGTCTTGCGGATCAATGGTTCCACGACGGGGATTACCTACGGCGCGAGTACGGTGGGCGAGTTCTGGCGGGACGGTCAGTGGATTGAGTTCATGGTGCGGATTGCGCTGACGAGCAAAGGCGTGAGTGTCGGGTCGGTCCAACTGGATTTGCCCGTGCAGTCCGGGAATTACAACCTGAGCAACTGTAACCCCATCGTGCATGGGCGCGGTCTCGCGAACATGACCGGGACCTTGACGGGCTGGGTGCGCCAAGCGCAGACCACGCTGGATATTCAGCAACAGGGCGCCACGGGCGAGGTCAATTTGACCGATGCCAACTTGACCAACACCTCGAACTTTCAGTTGCACATTCGGTACCCGTTATGATCGCCATCGCCCCCATCGCCCGCGCTTTAGCCTTGGCTGGAACGCACAGTGCCGCTGATATTGCCGAAGGGGTAGCGTCGGGACGGTTCCAAGAGTGGGCGAATGACGACACGGTGGTCATCACCGAGGTGTTGGAGACCCCGCTCCGTAAGACCTGTCATTTCTTCCTCG